GTTGATGATCACGGTGACTGGAATGCCCGATGGAGTACTACCGTCAAGCAGGACGACTTCCAAATTGTATATAACCAAGGGTCGAACCAATTCTCCAGAAGCGGTGGACATCACAAAAAGGTCTAGGGGGGTGTAAGCCCCCATTGCAGCAATGCGAATCATGATCTTGTAGGAACACATACTCGTGCCTGCGGCCTTAGTTGAGTCATACTTCTTGAAGTCACCATCGAAATGGTGTTTGAACCTTTCGAGGTGGGTCCATATATCATCCCAATCCTTGGAAGTGGCATTGATGCCAACGGCACACTCACTCTTAGCGGTCATCATCTGAAGAACACGACAGATGGGTGTGAAGTACTTGCGACAAATCAAGGTGCATGTGATCATCGCTACCATGAAGATTCGAACTTTATCGGATGTGACTTCCTGAGGCTGATCTTTGGGTACTCCGTTGAACAACCAAGGAACTCTCTTACCTGTCTCCAAAACTTTGATCGATTTGATGACTTCCTCCCAGACCTCATCCACAAATTGCTTGCGCTCGTGGCCTAGCTCGTCAAGATAGACGGTAACCCAGTCATTTTTCGAACCTTTGAATCCTTTGCCCATTGACGTGGACCATTTCATAGCATCGATGAAGCGAACTTTATCAATACCATTAAGAGTCTCATCCCACGTGAGCGGTCTCAGATTCTTGAGTAAATATTTTGGGAATTTCTTCTCAAATTCACTCATGTAGTCCTCAACAGCCCATGCCATGTGCTCTGAAGGGAGCCCGGGTGAAGGATTGACCGCATAAACGGCCGATTTGGGCCACATTGATCTTCCGAATGGCGGCCCACCAAATTCTGTCGTATCCCCTGAGATAGCACAAATTTCATCGTGAATCAGGGTCTTGACAGCTCGCGTCTTGTAAAACGCAGATTGATGAATTTTCCCAACAGCTGTAGCGCCCTGATATACCTCAGGTGCGTGACCATTCTCCAGCAACCACTTCGTCTGCTCTAGGATTCCTCCAGGAGCGGGCTCTGGGTCTGGGGTAATGAGTGGTTCGCCTCTACACGTTGGGATCCACGAATCTGGTTCGGTTCCCCCGAACAATATCTCTGGACGCTTGACAAAGATGTTGAGAGCGTTGAGTATTTGCTTCTGAGAGACGAGAGCGGATCTACCAATGTCAGGATGTTTGACCAAACCTGCATAATGCATACCAATAATTCCGGGATTGGTAGCATCTAGAGAAATATAAACTCCTCCGCAGGCTCCCTTGAAAGTTTCTTTAGGCCACTTCCAAGCTATGGTTTCAACTCCCGACTCCTTGTCGACTATCAAC